CATGCTTAGGCCGTCACCGCCAAATTCTAAATCATTGTTGGATAGTTCTAAAGTAACCGTTTCTCGTTCGTAATCTATAACTATTCCAACAATGGTTTGACCTATCAATGTTTGAGCCATTTCTTTTGCTTCAACTTCTCTCATATCATTCCAATGTCGCAAGTATGACGTTCAATTTCGCCATACTCTTTATGAAGAACAATAGCACACATATCACGACCAGCTCGGTAGCCTTGACCTTGGTGCCAAGCATCACGAGCTGCTAGTGTCCTAAAATACTCAACTTGACCGCCAGCATACTCTTTCAAATCCCGATGGTGTACGTGTCCGACATACCAATAGCGATACTTAGAACGGCCCCATTCTTCAGGTATATCGGATGCCATGATAGACATCATATCTCTGCCTTTTATGGTATCGCCATGCGTAGATCCGATTAGCACCTTACCAAATGGATAGTACCAAGACACGGCTGGTGACAAATCCACTTCCATTCGTTTTTCTTTATGGAAATAGCAACTTATCATTAACGCCAATGCGTAAGATGAATGGCCATCGTGGTTGCCTTTGTTGATTCTAAAGACAACTTTCTCATGTTTCTCAAGCAACCTTTGCAAGCAATATATCATAGCTCGCAAACCTATCTGCTGCACCTTGGCCCAGCGGCCATCTACATCAAGCTGATGGCCTGAGTTAGTGACGTTTTTCTGATTGTCTGCATGAAACATATCGCCAAGGTTAAGAAGTAATGCCGTGTGTGTGTTGGGTGAGCTTGCTATCAGTCTGTCTATTGCACCGCACGTGAGCTGTTCTGCTATAGCCAAATCAAAATCAGCTCCAGCGTCATGCGCCCATGCGTATAACCCAAAGTGAGGATCACCCATAGGAATGACTGTCAACGTATCGGTTGGCTTTAATTTCGGAGGTGGGGATAGCGGAGCAAGACCTTTAATATCTTCTGCTAGATTGGTAACAAAATCTTTAACTACCTGCTCTAACTGAGCGTTATCTAGTGATGATTTAACCCACTGTCCTGATGGCTTGCCATCCTTGTTATAATAGGTGCTGACGCCCTTTACTAGGTAGCCTGGTGGAACTGGTCTAGTCATGTCATGCTCAGGCGATAACCCTTGCAATGCTGCTTTAGCTTTCAAGCTCCTAACAGCCACATCAACTACGGTAGCTGTTACACCAAAAAACTTTGCTGCTGAACGATTAGAACCCAGTTCACAAGACTTAGCGTAATATTCCCACTGCTTTGGTGTTGCGAACTGCTTTAATTCTTCTATCATTTTTTAATTAATACCACTGCAGCTTCAATAGCCAAGTTTAAAAGATTAGGAGCAGTCTTAATTAATTGCTCTTTTATGTTACCTTCTAACTCAGTTAATGCAGACTTAACTGCAACTTTTTTTGCAGCGCCAGGGATATTACTGTCCATTTGAGAGGCAACCAATGATTTAATTATTTCAAATAGTTGGGCATCAATTAAACGATTGATTACGAAAGACAACAAACTTAATAGGAAACTAGACATATTATTGCTCCTTACATTCTAATGTAAAATAAACAAGTTCTATCAAATACCAATCAGCCACCGATAATTCTTTTTGCGGATTCACTTCCAGTTGGATGTGTGGTTGACACACCAATTTTTTTGGTGGATGCGATAGTGATAGCTGGATTGACGAACAAGCCGACAATGACAACAATAGAAGTACCAATTGAGAGAATATCTGCATCCGACAATGGTAGTTCATAACCAAACGCTTTAGCCAATGCCACGAGAGCTGCCAATAGTCCTGCAATGACTGACCCAGTGATTTGACCTTTCTTCCATGCTTCAGGATTAGCAACTTCTTGACCTTTGCGAAATACAGAAAATAAAGCTATTAATTTATTCATAGTGTCTTTCCTTTTTGAAAATCAGCTAACGATAATCCGCCAGTATATTGCATGTGAGCGGTTTCTTTTATCTTTCCAGACCATCTTCCAGCCCACTCAAGACCTATTGATTCACCTATCCTACCACACTTTGCGTAAATAACATCGTTATCCCACAATGGCTTACCGTGAAGCATAGGCACCCAATCAAAGGCAACTCTGTAATTATGGAATGATTGACCGCCTTTTGCATTGGTTACGATCCTACCTTTGGCAGTTCTTCCCTGGGCGTATATAAAGTTTTGAGATTCTATATCTCGGTATGTAGAATAAATAAGAATGTCAAACCCTGCGGCCAAACATTCTTTTTTAAACTGTTCTGCTAGTGCTTTAACTTTTGGGTGCAACTCATCAAGCGAACGACTGTTAATCATTTATCTGCCTTGTTATCTAGCCTATCAAACAACTTGTTTAACATTTCTTTTACTTCACGTATGTCTTGGCGGTAATCATCACGAGCCACATATTCTTTTGGCAATTCTTCACGCAATTTAGCCAAATCAGATTTTAATTCTTTAACTGCCGACCACATCTCACGGAGAAACCAGCCTAAAACAAGTGATGATGATGATAATAATATGTTTAAGATTGACTGGTTATCCATGATTAAATACCTAAAAGATTGTTAGTAAAATGTATTTTATAGTTTTAAACCACTTCTTCTTGATGCGGTAAATTCATCTAGTGTAAAGTGTTCCGATAGTTTCATATTAGTTAATACTTATAGTTGATGTTTCTTTGTCTATAGTCATTGTGCCATCACACGCAATGTTCCAATCATCTCCAATACGCTCACTACGTGACGATACGTTAATATTCACATGCTTGCATAGGTATTCAAAGTCATTTTCAAACACTCGCCAAACGTGGTCTACTGTGCCTCGTCCTTCTTGTCCACGCGACTTGTTAAATCTAATAAGGTACTTTTTAGTAGCCATTGTGTTGTGCCTGATCACAACGCATAAATTCTACCGCAAACAAATTAGACCATACGGTTCCATCTTCAATGGCTTCTAATTCATGCCATTCACCAGCTTTTAATACTACTGGTTGACTGTCTTTGGTCAGCACAAGCTCTAAGTTTTCTTTAGTAACTTTAAGCTTGCCAGCGTAGCAAACTGTGCAATGCGTATAGCTGTGGTCATGCTTTGGCAATCCTTCGCCATTATTTCCGTGGTATACATTTACATGCGTACCATCATACTCAAATGAATGACGCGGATTGATGCCTTTAACTTGGCTCATCTTCTACCTCAAATACAAAATTTATTACAACTCGTCTTTTCGCAACGACTGGAATACCTGATGCATGCCAAGTTGATGAATCAAAATACAGAGCTTTATTTGCTTGCGGTGTCAATTTCAATGTTTCAGTTTTTTTGTCTTCTGAAAACAGAATTGTGTCGCCATCACTATCATCCACATAATATAAAAAAGTTTTGTAATTACCAACTTTATCTTGATGCATCGTCCTGCTGGCATCACATGCGCTATTGTTTCTAGTAATTAAGTTTGCCTTTATTCGCACAACTTTTTTTATTTTTATGTTTGTGTGCCACTCAATAAAATATAGCATCGGCTTAATCAGTGCGTATACGTCTGAACGAGCCTCACCATCTATTATAATATTATGCGTAAATTGAAACGGATCAATTAAATTAGTGGCATTGGGAATTAACCCATTATTAAAATACCAAGGAAATGTATCAGAACATAACGCATTTTTAACTTCGTCTGCGTATGACTTTGGCAATACATTATCAACAATCATATCACCATTAAACCTTGTGTTGACGGTTGATTATCTTCAGCAACACACGCTTCAGGAGCAAAAAGCTCTTCCCCAGTATACTCATAAGATGAGCCAATTAAAGCTTGATATATTGCAACCTTTTCATTATTTTTTGCTGTTTGTTCTGCCACTTCTTGTTGAAAAGCTATGTTCCATCCAGTTTGAGCAAGCGCTTTTAAAACTGCATTTAAAGTAACATTTTCATTGTCTTCAACTACATTAAATTTGTGTGATGGATATTCATCAATAGGTTTTTCTGCAGTATCACCAGCAAATTTAATTAAAATTGTGCCGTTTAATACATCAAACCCATCTATTTTCATTTTTAATGATTGCATTATTCAGCTTTCGGAGCAGTAGGAAATGTAACGTCCCACGGAAATCCTTCTTGGCTTGGAATATCTCTTAATGCTTGGCGATACACTTCCCACTCGGCGGCTTTAGCTTTCATTTGTTCTGTTGCCTGTGGCAGTTGTGTAATGTCTGAGCGCAAAAGTTTAAAATTTCTACGCCCCCTAACTTCTGCGGCAACCTGTGCGTATTTCGCATCTAATTCTTCTTGCGTTGATGCTCTAACATTAAAAGTTGGGCGAAATATTCCATCTTCATGACGAGTAACACCAACTGATTCAGCAGTTTGAGTATGCAGTACCTCAGGCGCCCAAGCCCATTCAAACACGCCGTAGCCATATTGTTCTACTTCTGCAGGGATTGCACGTTCGTCAGACAGTGTTGCATTAGGCGTAATGGCTTTTATGTTTGTATACAGTAATGGATGGCTTTCCACCTCGTTACCTAGTGGTTGTTTATTTTCATTTAATTTAATTACCAAGTCTTGTAACATTTTTTATTCCTTTTCTTTTATGGTGCTGAATTGCTTGGGTATGATTTGCCTATGCCGCCGTAGATAATACGAACGCCACCTGCAGTTCCAGGTGAGTATTTATCGTTACAAGCGTTCCATGATGAGCCGCCACCACCACCTCGCGCTCCTCCAAACGCAACATTGCCACTAGCTGAGGTGGTTACCCCTACGCCATTTGTGCCACTAGAACCGCCGCGGCCACCTTGACCTCCACTGGTAGTACCACCACCTGCACCATTTGCTCCTTGAACAACCAACCCAACACCGCCGCCACCGCCGACATAACCGTTACAGCCACCACCGCCAGCGCTACCACCTACACCTGCAGAGCCACCTACATTATAACTTTGAGCAGCATTGCCTCCGTTACCAGCGAACCCAGCTGCGCCACCACCGCCTACTGATCCTGCACAGGTTGTACACCTACCTCTCCCACCGCTGTATCGAACAGCGCCTACACCGCAGGCAGCTGGACCGCCATTAGGGAGGCGACCACCTATTGCCCTAATTAGAACAGTACCCCCTCTAGAAATAGAGCTATTACCTCCAGAACCATTTCCACCACCGTTAGGATTAACCCCAAATGCGCCACCAGCACCAACAACAACAGTTAAACTTTCCCCTGGCGTAGCTGCTATGGCATTAGTGTATGAAAGCGCTCCGCCACCTCCTCTATATGCCCCACCACCAACGGTAACCACTGAAATATTAGTTGCTCCAGCTGGTACCACAAATGTATAAGACCCTGCTGTTGTGTAGGTAGCACAACCAAACGGAATAGAAGCTGATTTTCCATAGAAGTTAGTAGGCATTGTAATTGCGCCACTAGCAACACCTGCAAGGGTTCTAACGACTGTATCATTAAGGCTGATTTGCGTTGAAGTGCCTAGGCTTAACTCTAAAGCAATAGATTGACCTGCGGTTGTTCCAGCTAAACTGATTGCGCCTGATGAATTAAGTGCCATGATTAAAGAGGGCCTCCATAAGCCGTAATATTACCTATACATGTAAAGTCACCAGAAGAAGTTAATGAACCTACATTCGTTCCATTATAACTGAAAAACAGCGTTGTGCCACTAGGAGTTACACTCCAACCACCAGCGTTTGTAATTTGAGTGGCATTTGTAGCATTAGTAGCATTAGTAGCATTAGTAGCAGTTGCAGCATTACCAGTTGTACTTTGGTTTAATGTTGGGAATGTGCAATTGGCAAGATTACCTGCTGATGGGGTTCCTAAATTTGGAGTAACTAATATCGGGCTTGTAGATAATACTACATCACCTGTGCCTGTTTTTGTAGTAACACCAGTGCCACCGTTTGCAACAGGCAATGTTCCATCCACATGAGTTGTTAGACCAATCTTACCGTAGCTAGGGGCAGTTCCAACACCTCCAGAGATAAGAGCATTACCAGTTACAACATCGGCTAGTTTTGACAATGCTGTAGTAGTGGAGGCAAATACTAAATCACCAATGGTATAAGAAGCAAAGCCAGTACCGCCAGCAGTAGCTGGTAATGTACCAGTAGTTAATCCAGATGTAGATGAAGCATAAACAGCACCGCCAGAAGTAAATGTAGTTAATCCAGTACCACCATTGGCAGTAGGCAAAGTTCCAGATACGTGAGTGGTTAGACCAATCTTACCGTAAAATGGCGCTGTATTTAACCCACCAGATATTAATGCGTTACCTGTAGCAACGTCAGCCAGCTTAGATATAGCCGATGTTGTTGAAGCATATATTAAATCACCAACCGCATAAGAACTTTGGCCTGTACCGCCAGATGCAGCTGAAACTGGTACGTTGAATGTAGGAGTAGCATTGACTGTTAAAGTGTCAACAGAGTTGTCACCTAGGGTAGTATTTCCATTTGAACTAAGGGTAGTAAATGCGCCTGTATTTGGCGTAGTAGCCCCTACGGTACCGTTAATATTAATAGCGTAAGATGCAGCCAAATCACTCCATGTTGCTAATGTGCTATTCCATCTCTGATACTTAAATAATGTACTATTCCAGCGTATAGCATTATTTGGTAAGTTAGTAGGAGTTGTTAGGGCTGAATCTAAACCTAGTGTTAAATCATCAAATCGAGAATCCAGCTCAGTGGTATAAGTTGCATACGCACTGGTATTGGTTGGTTTACTATGATCTGCCATTTTTTAATATCCTCTAACATTCCAAGATACTGTGCCACTTGTTCTAGCTCCAGCACTATTAAATAAGTATATCCTAAAACTTTCAGGATATGTTGATATATTACCACTTGTGTTAGCCGTTGTTAAATTCACAGTGTATTGGTTTGCATTAACCACTGACGCAACAGTATATACGCCATTTGGAGCTGTACCGCTAGTAAATGTTAATCTTACTTTTTGACCAGACAACAATCCATGAGCAGTAGCATTTACAGTAATAACATTACTTGTAACAGAGTATGTGCCTGTAATAACTGAATCTTTAAAATCATACACTGGTGTTAATAAAGTAGTGCCATTTGGTGAAACTGTAATACTTGATATATCTATAAACTCTTTTGCAAAATTTACTATTGTTCCATCAGTATCTGTGCTTACCGCACTAACAGAACCAGCGTCAGTAATTAGTTTTGCACTTAGCAATACGTCTAATGATGTAAATAATAACAAATCTTTATCTGATGAAGTTGTTACGTTTACAGTTACTTTAACGTATTGAAAGTTGGTTGCAAATATAGATTTTGATCCAACAACTGTATTATATGTAATTCCATCAGCTGATGTGCCAATTTCAAAAGAA